ACAACCATCGAATCCACAAGTAGACGCTGCTGAAAAAGCCAAAAAAGAGCAGGACAAAATGATGGCTCAACAACAGCAGCAGAATCTGGCGCAGGGAGATGCTTCTGAAAAAGAACCACCATGGAGGGCTCTCCTTGGCGAAGATAATAATTTGCCTTCACCAACAGGAGGTAATTGATGAGTGAAGCAGTCGATATGCAAAAAATGGTCCTTGAAGTGGACCGTGAGATGTGTGCAAAATCGTTTCATTACTTCTTTACTGATGTTTTGGGGTTTCATTACAGCCATCATCACAATGAGTGGGTTGAATCCCTCCAACAGAATCGTTACTATGTCGTCAAAGCATCTCGTGACCACGGTAAGTCGACGCTTTTTATGTCATATGCGCTTTGGTTAGCGGCTTTTACACCTAATACTCACATCATGATTTTCTCTCATTCTTTGGAGCAGACATTGGAGCACATGAGATTTATTCGTAATCAAATCACAAACCACCCAGTTCTACAACATCTCAAACCAGAAGGTCGCCCATGGGCTAAGTCATATCTGGATTTCACTAACAAAAGTCGTATTATGGGTAAGTCGGTTGGTGGAGCAACTCGTGGTTTCCACCCTGACGTGGTTGTGTGTGACGATATTCTATGGGGCAGTACTGCAAGTGAATTGGCACGTACTGCTGATTGGTTTTACTCAGTTCTTCTTCCTGTTCTGCACCACACGGGACGCCTGATGATGGTGGGGACTCCTTTCAGTTACAATGACTTGTATGCTGAATTAGAGCGCAAAGATGCGTTCAAGGTACAGACATATCCTGCTATCAATGAAGATGGTGAGGCCCTTTGGCCTGAGCGTTGGGACTTAGATGCTCTAGACCAGCGACGTATGTCAATGCCTGCCATTCAGTTTGCACGTGAGTATCTGTGTGAACCTATTCACGATGTTGCCAGTATGTTCCCGATGGACATACTTGAGGCGGCAAGGGACCCTGAATTAAGCCTATTACAGAGGGCAGAAACTAATGATGATGGCACTCCTTTTGGTCAACATTTCATTGGTTGGGACCCTGCTATTGCTTCAGATAAGAATGCTGACTATACTGCTATGATTGTCATGAGAATGCCTGATGATGAAGTGAAACAAATCATTCATGCTGTGCATGAAAAAGGATTGAATTCTCAGGCACAGCGTCGTATGATGATGCTACTCAACAATCGTTTTCATGCGGATTTGATTGAATTAGAAGGTAACAACTTTCAGCGTATGTTTGCAATGGAAATGAGAGAAACTGACATTCCAATTCGTACATTCATGACAACACGGCAAAAGAAAGAGAGTCTATTCATGAGCCTCCTTCTTGCGTTTGAGCAAGGTAAAATCCGAACTCCATATGCAGATGAAGAGAGTAAGAGATTTACGCACAAATTAGAAACTGAACTCAATCGTTTCGGAATGACAAAGTGGGGCCGACTTGAGAGTGTGGGTACTCACGATGACCTTGCAATGGGTTTGGCTTTGGCGAATTGGGCAACAAAGGAGTTCAAAGGAAGTGTTGTAATGCTTGATGATTATTTACCGGGTTTCGATGATTGGGTTATGGGCACTCCCAAAAAGCCGTCTTGGTTTGGTGTTTGAAATGGTATGGGCTTCGTCTTTATTGAATGAATTAGAGGATGTTCCTCAATTTGATTCAATCTCCAAAGAAATGACAGAAATATGTGGAGAGTTACTCAGGCACCCGGTCTATGCGCAATATCCTGAAGTTGTGACAAAGTCAGTCAAGGAAATGTTAGGTGGTGAAGAATATGAATCTCCTATTCCATTTGGTCACGATGGTGAGGGCTGGTTTGAATTACATATGGGGCGCTCAGCCAATGAAGTTGTGAGGTCCTTGCGTAAAGCACGCAGACAACATAAAGACATCAAAGAAGATATTGATATTGTCATACGTAGCGTTCGTAAGTTGAAAGAAGAAGAAGTAGATGCTACACTCAAATCATTAGGGTGGGCCTTAGAGCATCAAAGCACAATACGTAATATGGGGCTGAGCGATAAGACTCTCAAAACCTTGAGGCGGCGTGGTGTAGAGCAAAAAGATACACTATTGAGGGCCTGTCAGCGCTGGGAGCGAGCAGATGCTTTACTCAAGACATTAGAACAACATGAGGGTGTTTGGGGAGAAGATGAACAAAAGAAATGGGTTTGGGCAATGGACGAAAGAACCAGTGCCAAGAAGTCATGGTCTAATACACTTAATCCACGTGATATGTTGAACAAAAGTGAGCAAGAATGTATGGTTCTTGCAACAGAAGAATTGAGAGAAAAAGGAGCAATGGATGCTGCTACAATCTTGGATAACATACTTGGTAAGTGTTCTGGAAATTTGAAACGTATGTTGACAGCACGTCGTTTGGGTCTATTGTTCAAAATGTATGGGGATGAATATGGTATCATGAAAGGGGCACGCAGAGGTGAATACATACTTCAAGAGAGGGGAGAATTAGTACTCAAAGAAGATGAGGCTTGGTCTTATGCAGCAGGGTTCCTTGATGCAGATGGATATATTTCAATCACTGGAAGAGGAGAGCCCAGAGCGGGTTTCATAGCAACAGGTGACCGGGGCAGAGCCCATTGCGAGGCTCTACACAAAACACTTGGATGTGGTGTATTGCAACTTGACCAGAAAGTGTACAAGGACGGACAACGAAGTCAACATCGTTTGCAATTCTATTCCAAAGACGATATGCGTAAACTATTGGTAGGCATACAGCCCCATCTTAGACTAAAGGGGATGCAAGCCAAAGCAGTTCTTGCATTCATTGATGAGAGTGACCCTCTCAAGAAAGAAAATCTCAAGCGTTTGGTCCAATATGAGAATTGGTCGGATAATGAAACAAAAAGTCAGCAAATGTTGAGTGATTGGGGTGTCAACATTGATACAGTAGCAAAATGGCGGGATGAATTATGAGCGACAGGCAAGGTCCAGTCAGGCGGGTCATATCGGCCCTTACTCGTCCTTTTCGACGTAAATCTACTCCTGAACCCATCATGCCCCTTTGGACAACGGGGATACAAGAACCAGTTTTGGCACAAGGAATTACAATTCCTGCATTGTATGCAGTGGCCAGTGAGAATTTGATTTTGCGTACAGTTTTGACTACTCTTAATCAAGAAATGTTTCGCCGTGGTTATTTTTGGGAGCCAAAATTCGTTAAGAAGTGTGACCAGTGTCATGAGGAATTCCAACACGATTTAGTAATGTGCAATAAATGCGGGGGTGAGGTAAAGGGTCCCGACCATGAACAATTGAATTACCCTCAATGGATGTTACAACAAGAGAATTCCATGGGTCAATCTTTCCTCGATGTTATGAGAGAAGTTGAATATGACCTTGATGTGGTAGATGATGCCTTTTTGATTTTGGTCAAGGAATATTATCTTGATGAAAAAGGTCAACCCATTATGTCTCGTGTCAAAGAGGTAGTTCGTGGTGACCCTATCTTCATGCGTATTGTTGCGGATAAGAGAGGGGTGAGAGGTGGTAAGTATCGTGTGCGCCTCAAAGACCGTGTTAAGCCCATTTATCCGGGTGCAAGTGATTATGATGAAGATGAAATGTTTGATGTTCACTTTGTCAACACTGCTGGTAGTGGGAAAACACAATATTTCATCAAGGGTGAGGTGCTTCATGTTAGCAAATACAATCCCAGTAAATTGTATGGTAAGGCCCCTGTAAACACCCTATGGCGTCAAGCAATGACATTGACTGCTATGGACAATTACATTTACACTGCTTATCAGAAGCGACGCACTCCAAAAGGCATTATCAGTGTTACAACTGACAATTTGGAATCTATGAAATCCTTCTGGAAAGCAGTAGATGAAAAGATGGAGAGAGACCCCCATTATGTCCCTAAGGTGGGCATTGAGTCTTCCAGTGGAAGAGGTGGGGTCAATTGGGTCAAATTCATGGATACTTTAGAGGAGATGCAGTATATTGCAGTGCGAGATGAAATTCGTATGCGTATGGCTGCTTTCTATGGTGTATCAAATGTCTTTATGATGGACACTGGTAAATCGGGTGGTCTGAACAATGAAGGTATGCAAATGGTTGTCACTAACAGGGCAGTTGAGTTTGGCCAAAAAGTGTACACGGATTCATTGTTCCCGAAATTACTTGCTGAGATGGGTGTCACAGATTGGAAACTTGCTCTTTATCCAAGTGAAGAAGAGGATGAAGTTACACGTCTTCGTAGAGATGAGATGGAAGTTAATATCGCTCAGCGTATGATGATGCTTGGTTTCAAGCCTGAACTCAAATCTGAGGGAGAAGAGGATTTGAGATTCGTGTATAGTAGCCCAGAAGAAGGGCAACAACCCGGTATGCCGGGGATGATGCCCGGAGGTATGCCAATGGGCGGAGTGCCAATGCAAGGTGGAATGCCACCAATGCAAGGTGGAATGTCACCAATGCAAGGTGGGATGGGCCATGGTTCTATGACAATGCCCGGTGCTCAGCCCGGAGGAGAGGGGGTTGGATTGCGAAATCGTGGTCCCGCCTCCCCACAAAATCGTAGTGCTGTGAGTGGCTCTCCTGTTTCAAGTGTTCAACAAAGAGGTCCTCAACCCGGCCCAGCACAACGAAACTCTAAGGCGTTAATGGACGCAAGGCGTCCTCGTGGAGCATAAGAACATTGAAAGATGGAGGCCCTTTGGAGTGACTGATATGACTGAATTATCGAAGATGGACCCCATGGCTCGTAAACTTGGGGCCGAAGTAGAATCTTTCCACAAAGCAATTGACTCTGGAGATGTAACAAACGCTCGTTATCACATTAATGAAATACAGAAGTTTGCTCAATTTTTGGCCAGTGATATTGAGAGTGCAGTGGCTAAGTCTGACAAAACCCAAGGCGTGAATGATATCTATGCTGGTGGAGTTCCAGTACGCAAGTTTGAACAAAGTGAAAGGAATTACCAGAACAGTTCAGATGTTCTGGCTGGATATGTGCGAGCAAGCACAGTGCGCTCCCCAATGAAGAAACTAAGTCAGCGGGATATGTGAAAACATGAGTGATGAAGAAGATGGGGCAACTCGCCTCATGGAGACTCTTATCACGAAAATGGAGTCAATGGATGGTCAACTACAGATGCTACAATCTGAAAACACCATTATGAAACAGATTCTCATGGACCCTGCTGCTCTTTTGCGTAAAGCAGGTTTTGTCCCTACCACCACTCCTTTTGCTGAGGGTATGGTGGTTGATGCTTTCCGTGGGGATGATGATTCTATACTCAAAGGAACAGACGATTTCTCTGTACCTGATAACAACGAAGAGTTCCATGCAATGAGTTGGGACGATATACACGCAATGGCAGATAGTGCCAAATCCCTTGGTCTAACCGACCAGTCAGTTCCACCAGTAGCGGGGTTGGACGCATGAGACCGAGATATAGTGAAATTTCACCAGAAGTAGAAGAGTTAATGCTCAAGGCACTGCGTTTGAATGAGCGTATTGAGAAGGCTAAAGATAAGAAATGCCCTGAGTGTGGCAAGGCTATGGAGTCATCCGGTATGGGTAAAATGGCTTGTAAAATGGGTTGTGGGAAAATGGGCTACATGGAAAAGTCTGAACCCGAATACAGTGGTCAAAAAGAGGGCTCAACCGTTGGACCATCTCACTTTGTGACGGAAACTGGAGGACAAGTGAGGACTGCTCCTTATTGGACCAATGGCAATACGGTCGAGGTTGAAGATATTACCAATAAGGGAGCGAACAAAGAAGAAGTCAATCTTGAAACTATACATCTGAATCCTCACACTAAGACTGGTGTAGACAGACTTGTTGACGGTGGCTCTCGGTGAGGACATGTGTCAATCGAGGGACCTGTTGAAGTTTATCTGAGAGCCCGCTCAGATGTGCTCAAATCTCTTTTCGATGGCATAGATACTGTAGATTCTGCGGCTGCTTATCGCTTTGCTCTGCGTAATTTACAGAGACATGATGCTGTTCACATCACTAAGAGTGATGATGTAATGGCACGGGTTTTCAGTGATATGGTTTTGTCAAAGGCTGTTAGTGATTTACCTCAAGGACCATACAATGAGCGAACTGAACCTGCAATGCCGGTGGCATATGGAGATGAGGAGGGTGAGGGAGAAGTAGGATTGATTCATGGTGCTTGGCCTCAAATGAGCCCCACTCACGATTTAATGCCCACTCGCAACAGTGAACAAATGCCATATGGTAGCCACCACCCCTTTTCTGAATCTATTCACCCTTTACGAGAAGGAAATCATTTTGTTGAAGTCTTAAGGAACTATTATTTGAGACCAGACGCTCATACTGAATCTTTAGCAGAAAAAGAAGCCAAGGCAGAACTGGCACATCAAAAGCGGTGGAATCAATCCTCTGCTTTTGGTAACAGGTTCTTGGGGACTTTGGCAGACGACCAGTCTGCTCATGATTATTATGACACTGATTTTTTGAGATGGTTGAAAAGCAAAAACATCGGTTTGGCAGAATTGGATGCTGAAATGCAACACAATTTGCGTGAAGAACATTTCAATGACCGTGCTAAGCAATGGACTGATGGTGAGCATTATGAAGATGAAAACGGATTACATTCACGCAAACTTGGTTGGTTAGGATACAATCTCGGGCTTGAATTCATGCCACCGTCAAAGAGAACAGAAATTATTGGTCACCTTTGGGAGCACGGCTCTGATAGAGAAGAGACAATACCCCATATGGCTGCTGCACGCCTAAAGCGCAATTTTATTGCCCGAACTGCTGGTGAAAAAGATTGGATGATGCGTGCTGAAGATAAGCATGGGCCGAATATAGCCCCCATACATGAAAAGATACATGGGGCCGGTGATGTGAATTTGAGCACATATACTGATGCTGCTCAAAAGATTGATACCGAAGATGGTGATAGTATCTATGAGCGATTATTGGCCACTCATCGCTCTATGGTAGAAGACGAAAACGCCCCTTTACCCGGTTATAGTGGTGGCGAAAACTTTCATGGAAATGAGGGTGAAATCTTAACACCTCAATTATTCAACATGTTAGCAGGCCTAGATGAAGATGGGAATGTGTATGAACAAGGACAGCACCCAATATATGGAGATAAATGGAAAGGGGCACATATCATAGACCCTTCTTTGATTGAAGAGTTTCAAAATAAAGTGAAAGAGTTAGGTGGACACGCTGCTCGACAAAAAGATACTCGTAATGCCTATTTGGCATATCGCAATATGTTTGGGCCTAGCCCTGATTTTATTTCACAAGAGGGTGACCTTGGATATTATCACGACCATGATGGCCATTCTCGTACCTTTGCTTCACATTGGATGGAGCCTTTCCACAGGAGAGGAGGCTTGGGAAGGGACCATGAAACATATATTGACGGCTTGCATGATTTTTTGACAACAAACTATACTCCTTTAGAAGAAACCACAATTGGGGGACCAACACATCAATCATTATCACTTATCGGTCATGGGTTCCATGAAACACACCCAGAAGACCAAACAAAGAGAGGACGTAAAGTTTCAAGTGTCAAAATGGAAGATATGTCTCAGGTAGACATACCGCAGGCGTTGAGAGAACAAGTTGCTTTGGGTGAAGATTTTACTCCTGATGATGACCTTGATGTTAGTGAGGGTAAAGAAGGCTTGGTGGAAGGTTTGTCTTCTAAAATATTACAAGAAGATTTACCTATTATTGGTTTCAGGCCTGAGATGGCAGGATTGTTAGCACCATTACATCCCACTGTATATGGTGTAAAACACAGAGAAGTGGGACCAAAACCTATGAATCCTTTAGACCCAGAAGGAAAGGGCCAAGGGGTTACTATTATGAATCCCAAATATGCTGAAAAAGTCCAATTCGGGAGGGTTGGTTCAGAAGGAGGGTTGCTTCTAGTAGAACAACCCACTATACATGGTGGAATGGAGCCACATGAAATTCTTGATATGGGTGGTGCATCGCACGCTTTTGTTGATGAAAACCACAATACTTTGGAAACTCCCCAATACACTAATATCAATGCTCGGGCTAATATTACAACAACTCATGCGGGGGCAACACAATCCAGATTAGATGAAGAGACTTATGGGACCCAAGGTAAAGGTAAGGTACCCACTAACCCAAAGACGTTTTGGGACAGTCATGGTAAATTATTAGACATGCATCATTCTTTACCCATAACGATAGAACGAGATAAGATGCCAGATAAAATAGCACACAATTTAGTTTTGAGAACTAAGATGGGTAGTATCTATCCTCCCGGTGCACCAATGGCAGGGAAAATGTTACCAAATACACATTTCACACAACAAGTTATTGGTCCAGACGGGAAGAAAGCAAGGATGATGTCATTTGATAGAGTATCACCAGATAATCATGCAACAAATGACCCTGTTTTACATCATGAATTACAAGGACAAACAGTGGGTCCAGACGGTATTGTCACTGACCCATTTGAAGAAAGATTTGGTGCAGCGTCTTACATTAAACAACATGATAAAGTCTTGTCAAAACACATGGATGCTATCACAAACATGGCTAAAAAACTTAGAGACGCTATGGAAGAAATAAGGCCTGATTTTTTTGAGCGCCACAAAGACGACCCACAGGCATTGTTATCAAATGCGCTTCAATTATTCAGACAAGCAAACCTTGGTTTGTTGCAACTCCCTCATGAGGCACATGGTCAAATGGGGCATACTTTGAGTGGAACAGATGAATATGAACAATCAAAGGCTGCAGAAAACCCTGCAGCGTTTTTGGCACAAGGTGTGGGTGAACATAAGGAAGGTATAGTTTCACAAAATATGACAGGCAAAGATATCATGGGAGTGCTTGGTCTTGATGCTTCAAATAAACACCATCAAGCAATTGCTCAAAGGGTACAATCTGCAATGCATAAGAAAGACCCGATGATGGCTATGACTGTAAATGAAGCAATCAAAAGAGGGCTGTTAGGTGGCAAGGAACATGCAGAAGATATGGACCATATTGGAGATGGTTTGTTTGATATGATTGGGTCTCCAAAAGATAGGAAGAGTGATACCGCTAGGGGACTTTTAGCCGCCGCTAAAAGAGCATCGAATATTATAACATCAGCAGGAGAAAAGCATGGCCTTATGCGTGTTGAGGCCCCATTGCGAGACATCCCCACAGATAAAAGGCGTCAAAAAAGAGTGCGAGATAAAAAAACTGGGGAAATGAAAATTATTACTGGCAAAAGGGGTGGGAAAACCGGAGACCAAAAACAGAAAGGACAGATGGCTAGAGCGGCAAGAATTCTTGATAGTGTAGTTTTGTTTTCTCCTTCAGGAGAAGTAGCACCTATGAAACGAAAGAATACAAAATATACATGGGGAGAGGCTCCTATTGATACACCTAAACCGGGCGGCCACTCAATACATGATTTCTTTGATGGCCCTCGTTTGAATTGGGGTTGGGGTATGTTACCTGATTATAGTTTGAGATTGGGTAAAGACGGAAGTGTGGACATTGTAGATACTCCTGTAAAAGAGACTCCCTTGATGAGTGTGCCCAGTGGATATTTATTTGATGTATTTCCTGAATTAGAAGGAATGTTGACAGGTGATGAGCATCTATCTCTTCCCAACGCCTTGAAACAAACCATACACGGGGAGTCGGCTCGTGATGTGCGGCCTGATGAAACAATTGGAGATGATGGTGGTAGGTTGTTTTACCATAGTGAAGAAACCGATACTCTTGGTCTATTAGACAATGTTTTCTTCAAAACACCTCGACCTGACCCCATTCTTCCTATGCATCGCATTTTCAATATTAATGATTTAGATTCTCTTCGTGGTTTTACAGGAGAGTGGGTTGTTACTTGTTGGCCAAAGGGTCAGCGTATTATGCTAACGAGGAAAGGAGATAATTTCACTGCTCAAACCACTCTTAATGAGAAAATAGAAGTCCCTAAACAGGTACAGAAAGATGCAAAGAAATCCAGTGAGAAAGATTTCGTTCTTGATGGAATGTTGCACAAGAAGCGTTTCTATGTAATAGATGTGCTGAGAATTGAGGATGATGATGTTCATGAAATGAAGGCAACAGAGCGAGTTCGATTGTTAAGGGCCACTTTTGAGCCACATGAGTATTTCCAACCCCCGTCCCCCTCAACTTTGCGCACAACTGACGATGACGGCCTTGAGGATGCTATTGCTGAATTGGAACAACCTATTTTGTTAAGAGATGCTCAATCTACTTACATGCGTGGGGAATTAAGACATCCTAAGTGGGTCATTTTACAGAAAGGAAAGAAACTTGACCTCATCATTCTTGACCGCTCAGGAACTGGTCCTTATACCTATAGACTGGGGGCGGGCCCTATATTTGACACAGAAGGATTAGGTCCCCGAGCAGTGAAAACCAAGAAACATACTTACATGGATGTAGGGACAGTTTTCCGTTCACCGCAGCGTTATGAGATAGGACACACTGTGAAAGTCACTGTGGCTTCTGTTAAAGAGAAGAAGCAGAAAGGTCGCTCATTGTTTACTGTAAGAGGGGGGAAGGTGCATGGTGAGGGAGATGCACCAGCAAGCATTGAGACGCTTGGTATTTTAGCAAAATCTGCACCAGTGTGGACTCCCACTAAGGTTTCACTTGAAGAGAATTTCTTGAAGGTCGAATTATCCCATTTAGAAAATGATGTACTCTACAAGATGTATCCTAATGAGTTAGGAGTAGAATTACAAGAGCCACAAGTTTCTCTCCCTGACCAAAACGATAGCGATTACGTCATTCGTCTATGTGAAGCAACTCGTGATGATTGGGAACCTGTGGCCGCTGCTTTGCTCAAAAGTAAGAAGATAGCAGTTAAGATGTCTGAGAAAGACCGTAAGAAGTTGGCAAAACCACCTAAGGAAATTGATAACCCTGAGCCCCATGAACCATTCCTTGAACCCAAATTAGTACCGGGTACTTTCCATAAACCGACAGAGGAAGACTTGACTGTGAAGGCTGCATTATTGGCTGCGAAATTGATGGACCGCATTACAAAAGAGAGAATGGCATCAATTGGTATTGAGAGTTTAGCCATTAATTATGGAACAGGGGAGACTGCCCCACGTGGCCCTACTACTATTGATGGTGGAGCCACCATGCCTGATTGGGACTCTTCTGACAGTGAATATACTGATGAAAAAGAAGCAAAGGAAACGAGAGAAGAAGAAAAACGGAAGAAGAATGCCTCCGTATTAAATAGATGAGACATTTGCGCACATATGATAATATGTTAGACATGAGAGTACCTTTGCAAGATATTCAATTGTTGAAATCAGATGAACTCATTGTTGCTGGTTATGCAAGTGTAGAGTTGGTCGATAAACAAGGCGACCTTATTACTCGTGAGGCATTGCGAGATGCTTTCAAGAAATATATGGCATCTCCTGAATATAGTAATGTACAGTTAGCACATTCTAACATACAGGTTGGTAGTGTTATCTCTGAATATGCAGACAGTCAAGGTAAGGTTTGGAAATCTGAGGTTGACGATGTTGGTATGTTTGTAGTCGTAAAGTTAAGGGACGACATAGAAAAGGCACGAGAAGTCGCTTCAGAAATAAGAAAGGGAAATTTGCGTGGATTTAGCATCGGTGGCCAAGCGTTCAAAAGAATGAATAAATCTGATTCTAAGCATGGAGATTATCGTGAAATCAGCAAACTGGAACTCCATGAAGTTACAATTTGTGAAAAAGGCATTAACCCAGAGTCAACCTTCCGTATTATTAAGGAAGACGTTAGCAAGGGGGAGCATATGACAGCCTTGGACGAACTATCTGACGTTCTCAATCGACTGGAAACTCGCCTCGATTCTATGGAAAAGAGTGACGAAGTGGAAAAAGCCCCTGACTTCATTGAAGAAGTAAAAGAAGAGGCGGCTGATGAGAAAGACGCCAAAGAAGAGAAGAAAGACGAAGACAAAGATGACAAAAAGAAATCTGATGATGAGTTCATCAGTGAAGATTATCTTAACTTCCTAGAGGGAGTTGCTAAGTCTGCTAACTATGATGTAGACAAGGCACGAGCCCACTTCGCTGACCCAGATTCAATGGAGAAGGCACAACTTGGTGGATTCGACAACCCAGAATCCGTAGATGGCGCTGACTACTTTGCAGGACAGGTCAAGGGACGAGCCCAAGAGAGTGGCTCTCCTTCAACCAACGCTATCAAGAACATGGGCCTCGGTGGCAGTGATGAGATGCAAGCCAAGAAAGGCTTCCTCAGCCCAACTGATGTCACCGATGCAGACATCGAGAAAGCCTACGAAGTCTACAAGGCTGCAGCCAATGAGCAGCAGTTCAAAGAGAACCTTGGCGGCTTCTTCGCTGAGAGACTCGCAAAGGAGAACCAAGAGGCACAGGAAGCCCAAGCCCGACAGTCCTTCGATGCTCGTGGGCCTCTGGCCGACATCACCAAGGCAATCGAATCTCTCTCCGAGAGAATCGACAACCTTTCCTCTGAGAGCACCACCATCCAGAAGTCTGGTGGAGCACCTCTTTCAGAAGTACCAATCCCTGAGACCACAGAATTGGCAGGAATGTCATGGAGTGAAGTCCATGACCTTGCTAACCAAGTTATCAGGAGGGAATGAAAATGGCACGAAACTACGTAAGGACAGTCACAGATTTGGAACGCTACTACTACGGCGCAGGCAACGCAATGGGGTATTCATACTCCGGTAGTGAGTTGCTGAAGGCAGACAGCCCAATGCTGTCGACCACAGCAGGTACCTACCAAGCCATCTATGGTCGCAAGGTCTGGAGCCAACTGAACCAAGAGTTCAACGCTTTCAGTATTCTACCAAAGAAGCCATGGGACCGAAGCGGTTGGAGGGTCATCACGGCCAAGCCCAACGCAGGAACTGTCCATGGTGGAGTAGCAGAGAATGCAACACTCCCTGACACGGTTCGCCCAACATTCCAGAATGTTGGTGCAAAGCCAAAGACGATTGCTCACACCTTCGACATGTCGGAGACTGCCATCTTCCTTGCTGACAAGGACGATGGTCTGGGTGACATCCGAGCAGTCATGAAGGAAGAAATGGGCAAGCACCACGCTGAGATGGTGAACAAGATGCTCTTGACCGACGTGACCACAGCCGCTGGGAACAATTTCGAGTCCCTTGACCGAGTCACAACTGGAAACACCTCGATGACCTCTGGTACGCACTACGATGCAGCCGATGAGGACATCTACAGCATTGACCGCAGTGCAAACACGTGGTCTTTCGCTGAAGACGAGGCAGACTCTGGTAGCACTAACAGAACCCTCAGCCTTGACCACCTCGACAATCTCTTCCAGCAACTCTGGACTCGTGGTGGCAACCCGAAGGTTATGCTGACGGGATACGACACACTGATGAGAATCCAACAACTCCTCCAGAGCCAGCAGCGCTTCATGGAAGAGAAGAGAGTGGTCCCATCCTACAATGGTGTACAGGGTGTACCCGGCGTCGAAGCCGGATTCATCGTGGCTACCTACAATGGGGTCCCAATCATCCCAACCAAGGACATGCCAAGCGATGGAATCAGCCGTATCTACTACCTTGACACGGACTATCTTTGGTTTAGCACAGCAATTCCAACCCAGTACTTTGAGTCTGGTATTGAGACTGGTGACCCATTCGGTATCAACCGACTTGGTCAGGAAGGTCTCTACCGAACAATGGGCGAAATCTGGTGCTCTTTCTTTGGAGCACAAGGGAGCGTGCGAGACCTGCAGTGAGGGTTGTGAAGAGAGAAAAAAAAAATGGAGATGAAAAATAATGGCACATAGTAATCTAACAGTCACGACCACCTATCTTGACATTGGTATCCACAACGGTGCCCCTGTCAACTATCCAAACGCAGATGGAACAGTAGCAGCGAACACGCTCTGGCAGCGAGGACCTGCAGGAACTGCTTACCCCGGAAATCTGGACGCTTTCACGGCATCCAACACTGAGTCTACCGAAGACAGCCACCAACTACGACTTATCTCAGTCATGGTAACTGGTGACACAGGAACAACTCAGAAGTTCGATGTTAACGCATACGACAGTAACCTCAACTACATCTACGCTGTTGTCTCATTGATTAACAACACCGATACTGATGAGTCCCTTTTGGCTGCTGCTACAACTGTGGCACACGAATCTGGTGAACTAACTTTCACTGTCGGTGGCGCAACAGATACGACACTCATCACCCTCATCGCAGGCTGAGGTGGCTAAATGGCCACTGTGACGTATCTGGGTCCACAGTATTCTCGTGCTGCCTTTGATGGCAGGGAATGGCTGAGGAAAGTCCCAAGAGAAGTCAGTGAACAATGGGTGAAGGACAATGCAGTACATTTGCGAGCAGATTGTTGGCAAATCGAAGGAGTGAATCTTGATGACGTCCCAGCCCCAGTGGTTGAAAAAGTAGAGGAGGTCGTAGAAGATACCTCACCCCCTGCATCAGACGATGATGGTATCCCTGATAGCGCATGGACTCGTGCACAAATACGTGAATGGTTATCTGGAAATGGCATTTCGGTTCCAAGAACTTATACAACCAAAGCAAAATTACTCTCACTGGTGGAGGAACATCTAAATCCAAAGCCCGCTGAGGAACAAATAACGGAAACGGAGTGATGAATTATGGCATTTAGTTATACAACAGACACGAGAACGCACGCAATGGGTGACCTACTGATGGTCACTGGAACATGGAACGCAGCGAGCGTAGACACTGGAACAATAGTATCAGGACTAAGTGAGATACTCGCTGGGGACGTCATCGGCGATACCGAAGACAACAGTGGTGGGGGAGTAGATGGTGCATTCGCCATCATCACGACCGCCGCTCCCGGTTCCATGACCATAGATTGTGTGAGTGGGAACACTGGTAAGTGGTGGGCACTAGGAAAGCGCTGAGGTGAAATTTTGTGGCACTTGACGCATACACCTTCTCTTACCCGCCAGTAATGGCTCATCCGTCAGGGATACTCGTCAACAACGCTGCTGGTTATGCCAAAGGTCACACAGGTACAATGACTGTATCTGTTGTAGACGCTACTACGGTTTTCAAAGCAGACGCTGCTCTTTACAAGATATTTATCAAAAATGATGCAGGTGCCTTCCTTTTTGTGGGGAAAGTTAGCGCTATTGCTAACGCTACTACAATTACTGTTGGTGGGGGGCTTCTCCATGCTTTAACTCACCTTGATGAATTATATGTCGAACTTGATGCAATATTTAACAAAGAAATGGCTGAGCGTGGAGTTACCAATAATGGTAAAGTTGTTGCTTTTGAATCGGATGTCATTCGTGGCGAAATGACTTACACAATCTTGTATGATACGTGATAAACATGGAGCAGGCTGAATTCGATTTACAAGATATCCAGCGACTTCAGAAGCGTGGTATTCGTCAGGCTGAGGCACAGGGAGCCGCTGTGGCCCCTGAGGGAGAGCGAGACACTCTTCCGGGCTGGTTCACAAAGAAGAAGCAACGATATAACAAAGTCAAGGATGTTCTCAATATTGGTAGCGGCACAAGATGTACAAATTGCGGGCTGCTTCATTTCTGTTGGGTAGATACTTGTCGTGGTTGCAATCGTGCTATGGATTTCAATCTTGGACATCGAGACGATGAGGTGAGATTATGAGTAGAAAAATATTGGTTAAAGCAAGAGAGGTCAAAGTAGGCCATCAGAAGATTGAGTTTCAACATAACAAAAAGGGACCATATCATAGTGCAATTGCTGATGTTTTTACCAATAGTAAGAAAAAAGGAGATTTGAAAGTCAGTCACCTCATGAATCGAAACCATCCTAAAACAGGAAAGCCTTTCACGGCAGATGAATTGTTGGGTGAGGATTCAAAACACGGTATTCGTTTTGTGGGCGGTCCTAATAGTGCCGTACAAGAAGCATACCCACATCACAGTCTGAGCGGGGCCGACGAAGGTACTCCTTCTGTCCCATCATCTTCGGAAAAAACCTCCACATCTGACTCGGCCCCTGCTCAGACACCTTCTGATTCTGGACAACGTTCATTAGAAGAGTTCGGTTTGAAAACAAACATGCTGAAGTCACATGCTCTCGGATTAGCCGCCGCTTGGGAAGAATTAGTCAAGGCTATTACTCCTGAAAATCGTCAATTTGAGGCACTCCGGCCTTATTTAGAAGCCAAAATGTCAGATTTGTTACGTCAAGGATATACTGAAGATGAAGCGGCACAAATACTGTCACAAGAAATAGATGCTCCAGTAGCAGAGTATGGCCATGATGCCCCATACCGAGGATTCAAGGCAAAACCACCTGAAGAAGATGAAGAATATACAATGCAGCAGATTACTCCACCTGTTCCGGCCCGGTCACAAATGAGAGGGGACATCAATCGTCAAGCAGCACTTCAAGCAGCACGTGAAGAGGGAGAAGAAGCAAGAGGACGCCTGTCTCCTGAGGCACGAAGGGCATTTGAACAAGAGCAGATGTGAGGGCAGTGAATGCCCAAAGTGTTTAGTCCCGGCGAGCCAGAAGTTCGTCCCTTATATCCAACCGAAGTAGTCTATACTACTGCTGATAAAGTAGGGGAATTATTGGAAATAGGACCCGGTGAAGCAGTCGCAGTCAGTGCTGATTCAGAGTCTGATAGAGTCTATGTCACAGGTGCAGATTATCGCAGTCATGGCTTTGCAGTCAATGATACCATCCTTATTTACAGCGACGCTCAGGCATTGGGAATAGAGAAGACCATTACATCAATCGCAGAGGGTGGCTCTAATGGAGTTGCTTTGTATTTCACAGGTTCTTTCTCTACTTCAGACTACCAAAGTGCCGACAACACATATGTGCAAAACCAAGCACCTTTCACGAATGGTAAAACCCGTGGGCCGAAGAAGAGCCATGTAGAAAATCTGATTTTGCGCTATCAAGACATCATTGATAACAAGACTCACAATGCTTGGAGACCTTATCTGGTCACTGCAGAATATCTCAACTTCGACACTTACAAGCCCTATAGGCGTCGATATTACACTGATTATGTGGGCACAGTGCCTCTATTGTTTCGTAATGTACAGCAAATGCTTAGACTTGAGTTATGGCAAGGTGATGATTATCGTGAAGTGGCAGCAGCAGAAGTGCGTGTAGAAGTTTCAGATTATACAGTATTGAGTGGAGATTCATTGTATCTGAGCCCCGGTAACGGCTCTGTGGGAACACTGACGGTGGGCACAGGCACAACAAATTGGCGCTCAGATTTTGACAAGGTTACTACTGCTCAGAACATTGCTGACCTCATCAATAAAGAAGACAGGGTGGGTAAGACTGCTGTGGCGTTTAGTCCAAACTTCACATTAGAGGGTTCTACAGATAATGTGGCTGTAGACAATGAATTCCTTGCTACTGCTAACTCAGATTATGGTGGTGGGAAAGTCAAAATCACATCTATGCGTGATGGTGCTTCTGGAGAGACATGCACTATTGCTACCACTGATACTACAGGATTGACAATTAGTGGTGGCTCAAGTGTGAGCACAACTAGCACCTCAGTTTCGAGCACAACTGTGAACGTGGCAAGCACGAGTGGTTTTGTGGAGTCAGGTGGATTAATTCAGGTCGGTCAAGAAGTTCTTTCCTATACAGGTACAACTGACACCTCCTTCACAGGCTGTGCGAATGTGAGTGGTACTCCTTTGACCACGCTCAATACTTCGGGCACTACTGCATCCCAGACCAAGTTCCAAGTTGACTTCCAAGGGGGCACAAGTGTTGGAGACCACGCTCGTCTTCGTGATTGGTGGTTGGACCCAGAATCAGGTATTGTGTACTTCAATAATTCATATCCTTTCTTTGAGTGGAATGCGGTCAAAGCATCGTATATCTATGGTGAGCGATATCTGGAAAAGGCCATTGAAGATGCTTGTACTAAGTTAGTGGCGGCTGAGTTGCTCATGAGTGACGACAGAAGTGTGCTCATACCTGAGGGAACACAAAATGTTCCCTTGGCTAACAAAATTGCGATGTGGAAACAGGACGCTGAAGCCATCCTCTCACGTTATACTGAGATGGTGGTGTTTGAGTGAAGCCTGAAGTCAAACGCATGATTGATGACCCTAGGTTGTTTGACCCACAACGATATGTGGAATTACAAGATGTAGACAAAAGAGATGAAGTTAGAGAGATGATAGAAGAGATTGATTTCACAAAGGACCCTGACTTTATGCGACAATTGGCCACAGAAGTTACAGAAAGGCCATTGACGAAACGTGAGCGTTTGAAACAAATTGAAATTGATAACTTACAATCTATACCCGGTAGTGGTGAATTAAGTGAGGTAGATGAAGCCCGTATAGAAAAAAATGTCAATCTTCAAATGTTTAATACAAGCCCAATGATTAGTCAAATGTCTCCTTATGTCAAAAATAAATTGAAGGAGTTTTTGAGGATTTGATATGGTTTCTGCAGCACTAGAGAGCATTCCTGCCTTGTTGGGAGTTCTTGATGATTGGAATCGGGCGAACAGTGACAATCTCACACCCATCATCCAAGACATTGCAGAGGTCACACCAGAGCGTGGGAAGAGGATTGACCTCCAAAGAAACGATTACGTGCTCTTGTATGAGACCGCTCACAATGAAGAAGCCCCTGAGTTGCTCTATGATTTCGTTACGACTCGTATCAATATGACAGTAGATATCCGCACCATCCATAGCAGGGGACGTTTGCGCAAACTTGAGAACGAATTCAGGCGACTGATTCACACAAAGCGCAAAGGAGACGGAGAAAACTATGACAGATTATTGTTCAAATCACGCACTGACCTGTCAGACAGGACGAAAAGGCTCTTTCGTATGACTTTTCAAGTTGAGATTATCACATTCGCAGAGCAAATACCGTAGTATTGAAATGCTGACCCACTCTGAGAGGAACTGACATGCCATCGACAGTGTACAAAGGCGACCTTGCTGAGGTGACATTCGGACACGAGACTGGCCTTTACTTGGCTCATGGTAGCCCTGCATCTCTAGATTGGCAGATTACTCAGAATAATGATAATACAACTACGATTGCCCTTAGTGGGTCAACTGAAGGTCCTGTGGGGGATTCTAGTTACTTACTTTATCCGAAAAATATGTTGGTTGGGGCTCGTTTGAGAATTGTTGGAGGAGGCAATTTTGCTGATGATGATTATGCTAATCATGGCCATGTTTACACAATTATAGAAAACCACCTCCAGAATATCAAAGTAACACCAGCGATGAAAGAAGCCGACTCCACCGGTGCAGAGGCTGGTGATGCTATCATTATTGATGGATTTGGTGTCCCTTCTTTGGATAGAGGCATGACATCACATGCTGACGCGTTAACGGCTGATGAATCAGTTCTTACTGACCAATTCCTTGGTCTTGCGGGAACTGTGACTCTCCCTGAAACCAAGGCTGACATCAAGCGATATCATGTAGTTGGACTTGGGCGAGATGTTGCAGTTCAAGCACCGGGTAAGTTTTCCTATGAAGGAGGCTCATTTGATGTATCTATGCACAGTGCTCGATGGTTGTATTATGCTCTTGGTGGTATAGTAACTGTCCCTTCTCAATTAATCCCCAGTGGTACTTTCATTAACAATGTTGGTGGTTACAATTCAGGTACATCAAGTGCCATGACAGTAGATGGAGTTAACCCTAGCACCAACCATTTGGTAGTAGGAGACACTCTATTCAACGGTGCGGGCACTTCCATAGGAGTTCTTACAGCGACGGGGTCGAATACTCTCACTGTAGGTGGTAACACATTAGTGGCTGTTGCAAACGATGAAGAGTTATTCATGCGACCAAAAGCAGACACTTCACTCAACGCTGCTTCGTCGGCTGGACAAACATATGTGGATTTGAGTCAAGTCAGTAGCATGAAAACAGTCAATGGTGCTGATTCACAAACATTAGCAGTTGGGGATTATATCTGTATTTATGATATTCACACAGGCACTAATGGTGGCAATCTCCTTGCTGTGCCTACTCATAAAAGTGTGGACACTTCAACTTCGACAGGTACCAGTAGTGTAACTATTGATGGCGCTAAGAGTGCCACCAATACTGCTATTGTGACCGATGCTTCCCCTACTCCTCAAAGTGGTTTCAATATTGGTGAAGGTATTTTCGATGATGGTGGTGGTGTACCTGCAGATGTAAAGTTTGTGGGGGTTGTTATGGACATGACAGGGAATACCAATATAACACTAGGTGCTGGTGGTCTTTTAAGTGGTTTAGATGATGGGGACGCTTTACATAAAGCCACTACTCAAGATTTCTTTGGAGGGCGTGATTTCAATACTTATGCTGAGATACACGATGATAGTGGCACCCGTTTCGATAAATCTTGTCGCTCTGAGATACGTCGAGTGACTGCAATATCTGGAACACGTGTATATCTTGATGATGCGTTGCTCTTTTCTCACGATAAGGGTGTACCAATTCTTCTATACCAATATGGTACAGACACAAAAGGTTCACCAAGTTTCGTAACGGGTAGTACAACTGAGGCGGGGTCTACTGCTTCTCGATTTGGTAGAATAGAGAACGCTGTGAACCATCTGATGTTCACTCACACAGAACTACCTTCTTTTGCATTAGAAACCAGTGTTCGTAAGCGAGATACTGGCTCTTATAGTGGAGAAGACAGTGCAAATGCTCCGGGTAGTTCCACAGACAGTGGGCAACTCACTCGTGTCTTCCGAGGTTGTAAGGTAGGCAGTTTCACAATGTCCGCAGATACAGACGCTGCTGTTAAATTGACTATTGGGTTCAACGCCGCTCATTGTTACACAGATACTGGTCGTTTGGATGCGAGTAATGCGGGTGACCGTTATACTGCACACCGTATGTTTGAAAACACTGCAAATACAGACACTGCACGTCTTGAATCAGGAATTGGTGCTAAAACACAAAAACCATTCTTTTTCTATAACGGTTCAGTGAGTGTCGCTGGAAAATCAGTAGCACAAGTAACTACCTTCTCTTTAACAGGAAGCACAGGAGTCACTCATGTTCACACTATTGGGTCAAGTCCTGCTGCCACTAACACGAACACCACAAGTGGTCTAAGCCTTGACCAAGTGCCATTTGGCGGTTCACGCAACCCAAGCATTGCTGTGGCAGGGAAAGCAACATATGATATGTCGATGGAAATCATTACTGATGACCCTACTTTCTTCCACCATATGAGGGCAACTGATGAGTTCAATACTCGCACAGGTACCAGCAAAGATGGTATCAAACTCTCTTTCACAAAGCAAGGTGATGGGGATACTCGTGAGCGGATAACAATCTTCATTGATGAATACTATATTGCAGAGGCACCAATCCCTATACCTGAAGATAAGGGTATGATTCGTAGTGCTCTCAAGATAGTACCACAAACCATCAAAGTGGTATCAACAGATACTATCTATCACTACTGAGGAATAATATGCCAAACCGTCTTTACAAAAACCCAACAACTGCCAAAATGATGGCACCTACACCCAAGGCCACTCCTGTTGTGGTAAAAGAAGAGCCTCCAGTTTTGGAGCAAGAGGTTGATGTGTTTGACCCAGAAGCAGGTAAAGTCACAGAAGACCCATTCCCAGATAACATCACAGATTACGAATCCATGACCTACAATGATTTGAGGTCGCTCTGTAAGGAGCGTGGCTTAGATGCCACAGGGACAAAGGTCGAGTTGATTGCTCGATTACAGGCCGACGACGCCCCCTCGGAAGAGATACCTATCTCAGAAGAGGCTGCAACCGAGGCCTCGGACGCCCCCTCGGAAGAGGCTGTGTCCAACGAAGAAGAAGAACCGGAAGGTGAAGTAAGTGAGTCGGAAAATAGTGGAGAAGAGCAGCCTATTGGCGAAGAAGAGTGAAGAGAGAATAGAGATTGACGTTGGTGATGACGAAATACTCGTCGTCTATGTCAAGCCTTTGACGTTTCTTGATTTACAATATTTGCTTGACAATGTCCTTGATGTTAATGGTGAAAACCCCCAAGTGGATTTGGGCTCGCTTTTTGATTTCCTTTTCACGAGGTTGATATCTCGCACTGAGCCCGATTTAACACCTGATGATTTGAAATTGTTACCTGCGGACATAGCACAAAAAATACTTATGGCATTACCTTCATTGAATGATATGGGAGATTTGTTGACGTCGGGGTTTCGCAATTAAGAGTACAGCGCTATCGTAAACAAATGAGAGGAGTAGTAGAGGGCGAAGATAAAAGCATGGTTGAATCAATGGATGTGTGGGCTTACATGGTAGCAAAGCACTATGGCACATCGCTTCAAGAAGCATTTGACATGGATTATGACATGTTCATCAAAGCCGCCGAATTGGCCAGCGCTGCTCAAACAGTTGAGAGTGAAGAGAGAAAGAAACAAGAAAACCCAAAGCAAGACGTCATCCCTCTCGATTTCGTCTTCCTTGACGAGGAGGATGATTGATTATGGCAATGGGCCTTATGCTTACCAAATTAAAAGGTATTGCGACCGGGTTTAAAGCAGCACTCTCGGGGGGCATGGACCTTCTCGAAAAGATGGGTCAATGGATAAGTGACTTTGTCGGGGATGTTATTCAATGGGCGAAAGACGTTGGAAGTTGGATAGATGAAAAAATCATAACTCCCATAGGTGATTTTTTTGAACCTCTGAAACCAGTTGTTGATGCCATAGCGACTGCCTTTGGTGCTATATTTGATGGCGTTATAATGGTATTTAATGGTGAATTATTCCAAATGATTGTCACTTTCATTAAAGGATTGAAAGATGGTGATTTTACCATTGGTGACGTTTTTGGAGCCATGGTGGATTTCTTCGGTGAGAAAGTACAACCAGTTCTTGATGTATGGGATAATTTCAAAACAGGCACAGTCGACCTTATGGGTAAATTTTCAGGTGTTGTAGAGGATTTGCCTGTTATTGGCAACCTCATTACATTCTGGAGAGCGTTCAAGAACCCTGCAGTCAAAGTGGCGCTCAAAGACAAATTTGCAGGCGCTCTAACGAAAATTCCTCTTATAGGCGCTCTTGTCACATTCTGGAATGCATTCAAGAATCCTGCAGTCAAAGTGGCGCTCAAAGACAAATTCATGGGAGCATTGGAAGATTTACCAGTCATTGGGCCTCTGATTACGTTTTGGAAAACATTTCAGAGTTTGGATGATGCAAACAAAGTCAAAGTAATACAGAAATTTATGGGTAAATTAGAGGATGTACCTGTTTTAGGTCGTCTTATTGGCTGGTGGGATGATTTCGTTGAATACACAGGTTTTGATGTTGGTAGTCTATTTACAGGAAGTGTTCCCGCCCCCCTACAGACAATAATAGATTTCTTCAGCAACGTCTTTGGTTTATTCGATGGAGAGGGCGACATTGGTGAGGAAATAGGTGCAACTTTAGCAAGCCTATTGGATGTACTTTTGATACCAATTACTCAAGTTGTTGACACAATCAGTGGTATAATCAGCGCTATTGTGGATTTCCAACTTCCAGTCATTGGTAAGTCGCTGAGAGAGTTAGTGAGTAGCGTCGATATTCCGTTTTTAGCCGAGGGTGGTATTGTCAATACACCAACTTTAGCCATGATTGGTGAGGCAGGTCCTGAGGCAGTTGTGCCTTTGAATAGTCAAGGAAGGGGTATGGCTGGGGGCAATCAGACCTTCAACATGACATTCAATATGTCAGGTATCACTGACCGCACAGATAAGCGCAAACTTGCCCAAGATGTGAGTCAAATGATTAGAACAGAACTACGAAGAGATATTGGTTCTACCGCAGTACGGGGTGGATTAGCATGAGCGGCACAGGGACTCCCATACGATTAGTACAAGAAAGTGGTCGCCGCATCGAGTTGATGGCCAATGAATTACAAATTACTACAAATCGTAAGGTGGGACAAATACCTCTCCCATTCTCTGGAAGTAAGCGGTTTGGGATGGATTTCAATATGAACAATTGTACGGTAATGGCTTCAGGTATTATCGTAGATGATAAAACGGCTATAGATAGTACATTAGGACCTAAGGCAGTGATTGATTTTTCAAGAGACGCTAATACTTCTGATTCTTATCGAGCACTTTATCCTAATCAACTTATCACAAGTTTATTTTCAAATGCAGAGGGAATTTATACTGCTGCTAACATATCAAGTGATTATGATGGGGCCTATATCAAATTGACAAACTCCGCAGATGTAGATTTCTTCATTCGTTTGAACGATTCAACAGGAACAGATGCGGTGGCCACAGTGAGTGGTCAACATATTGTGGATGTTTTTTTGAGAAGCATTACAGGTTATGGTTCAAGTGATACTACATGGAAAACTAATTTCATTACAACTTTAGCCGGAGTTATCAATAATGGTAGTTTCACTCTTTCTACTGGTTATGCATCCAGTACTACAATGTCTGCCCATTTCACAGCCTCTGCTGTGTCTGGTTTAGATACCACAGGTAGTAATTACGCTCTTCAAATTGTAGCAGATGATACAGAAACAGATATCACCGTCACCAGTCCAAGTGTTTTCCAAACAACAAGTGCCCCCACAGGGGTAAATGGTACCAGACCTCCTTCAAGCCAATACCCTATTGTTACCAAATTTCCAACTGATATCATTAGCACACGATTAAGAAGACAATCTGCTGGTGATAAAGTTCAGAATCTCGTAGGTATCATGAATAATAGCAATAATCAGAGTGATTTAGGTTTACGAGGCATTGGTGCTCATTTAAAAGATATACTTGCCCTTTGGCCGGGCGGAGACCCACATGGCCATAATTTTGCAACTTCCAGAGCATCAAATGATTACATCATGGGGATTGAAATTCCCTTCAAATCATTTGTGAATGCTGCCGCTGGGCAAGATTCAGATGTGCGCATATTTCATATGCCAACTGGTGGTTTCAAAAAGGCAGATGATAAAGGAGCAACAGCGGCACTGACTCCCGGTCAAATTTTGAGTGATAATACAAATGATTTTGTGGGTATGGATGGGGCTGTCCAAAGTCTTGATGTAAATTATTCAGCAGGTGAAACAGTGTACAACTTCACCTTGACTTTCATACCAGTGGATTTCTTGTTGTGATATCATGCCTGTTACCAGTCAAAGTACCCATGCTTTACGTTTCAATGGCATTAATGAATCAGTTATTGTGCCTCAATCTACTTTTGCTAAAACAGGTGCTCCAAGTAATTTAGGTAAAAACGATAGCACTCTATTAGGTCGCACTGCTGCTGGTGAGCAGAGCCAAATTGGGACCAGTACTGATTTTCCAGTTTTCAGTGTTGAGGCTTGGGTACGGCCTGATTGTGGTGGTGTTATTGCTCAACAAGAAAACGTATTTCGTTTACAGGTGGGGGACATTGCTGAGCCCGGACCTGCAACATTCACTATTTCGATTAAAGATGAGGCGGGGGAAATCCAACCTTATTTCTTGACTACTGCCAGTAAAGAAGCCACTAAATGGTCCGGTGTTGTTTTCCCAAGACATAACATAGATAGTGCACATGGGTCGTTCAATTCTTTTTCAAGTACGGACGAGGTGTCTGGTCTATCTATTCATGCTCGTGAATTGATACATGTTGTTGGTGAAGTCAGACCCCCATTTGTTTCTTTATACATAAATGGGGAAACAATGGCGAAAGTCAAAATTAATGAAAATATTGTTGTCCCAATGTCTGAATATGACCTCTTCATTGGGGGTGAGGGTGGTCAATATCGTGGGGATATTGAGGCACTTCATATCCGTCGAGGAGCACATTCCCAAGTCCGTGCGCCAACAGGGTGTTTTCTTTCTCCTGAGTCGTTGGGATTATGGCGTTTTGAAGAGCCTGTTTTGGCTGAATCGACTATTTTCAACAGCGGTACTTTTGGTATTGACCCCAGCGGCACCTCGACAGGCATTACCATTACCACAGCACAGGCTCAAAATCTTGTTAAAATCATTACAGGTAAAGACTATGATGCCACAACCAATAGTTCTGTGACATTAACAGATGCCCCTTATTCACAGGGTAATTACAGTGTGGCTGACCGTGCCAGCACACCCGGCACTGATGCCACAATAGCCATTGCTCACACCCCCTACAACATTCTTTTCAACCCAGATGGTATTAATCGAACCACATATGGTCCTAATCAAAAAGCCCCAGAACGATTGAGGTTATTGGGAGTAAATGGCACCACAGGTGTGCTCACAGTTGAGAGTATCCATCTTGATTTCCGTTCTGCTAACACAAATGGGAACAATCCCCGACGTGGTCTTTTACATGGGCGTACTGCGAATGTTGACGACCACTTTGTGTTAGTGTCAGGTGATTTGCTTATTGATAGTGCAGGTACAGGAAAACCATACCAACCACCTCATTTTGCTTCACAAGCCATTGATAGGGCAGGGCAAATGTGTATAGATGAAAGTAGAAGTGAATTGCATGGTTTTGTTTATTCTTCTCAAATGATTACTACTGCTGAGGACACTGCTGAGATAAGCAATCCATTTGCTATAGAATGGGACTCCACTTTACCTGTTGGTTTCCAAGCGGGCCATAGCGGGCGTCATACTCTGAATAGTGTTGATGGTCATCACTATATGCGCCATTTCCCACAAGCAGACCAAGAAAACGTCACCCAAAGTATTGATGGTACTGGTGATATGGTCATTTTAGAATATGGGGCCGCCCATGAGGGAATAAGTGAACATGTTCCCTTGAATAGTAAAATCAATGTTTATCATGACAGTTTGAGGGCCGCTGCTGCAGATATACTTGACCAGAGCACTGCTTATCAAATCAAACATAATGGTTTGACTGCAGATAGTGTTCGTAAACTCATCGCTATTGGTGGCTTAAGTGGCTCGAATAAGTTTGACCCTCGACCATTTTTGTTGCGTTCACCAATGGTAGAAAATATAGATAATGTTGACGCCACAACACGAACTCAACATTTGAAACCCGCAGATGCTCGTGTGGCTATTTTAGAACTCTCCAGTTTGACGGCCCGAGGCCTTTCTCCTTATGTAGAAATACATTACAATGCTGTAGACTTAACAGGGGCGTCAATGGGTTATTCTGCCCCAGTATTGATGGTCACTAAAGTAGTGCCAGACGAAACTACAGTCTTAGATGATGGGGATACTATTCTTGACAAAATCACTGCCGCAGTCAGTTCAGGTGCCACTCTTACGGCTCCGGGTGGCTTGTTAGTTCTTGGAGAAGTGCAAAATGGTGGCTCCTTACAACATATCATTGAATCACATTCACTACAAGGGGATGACACAGGGGGCTCTGAGGTCGAAGATATCTTTGATGAGAGTCGCACTCCTGCAAATTATACTCCGGCGACCGATAATGATGAGCCCAATACTGGGCCTCAACTCATTACCAGTAATGCCAGTGCAACCACTACACACACATCTACCTATCATCGTTTAGTTGTAACACCTGAAACGAGTGCTTTGAGTGGACAATTGGCCACAAATGACCGCATATCAGTACAGCGAAGTCCTGTAATAACAAATACAGCCACTGGCTCTGTAGATGTGGGAACTGCTCCTGTTTCTTCTCACGTGTTTGAGACATACGATATTATTGATAATTTACAATATGAACTCAATGGTAGTTTCACCACTTTATTGGTACATCCCAGTGACCGGACTCGTAGTGGACAATTACGTAAAATGAAAACCCCCTTCGTTGCTCCGGGTCAAGAAGCAAATATTTGCTCTATACAATATATGATGAGTAAGGCTCGCATAAAGCAGATTATACAAGCAGAAGATGATTCTCGTCGCACCACTATTGAAGCAATTGGTATTGCAAGTGACCTTGCCCAACGCAATGTTGACTTTGAGGGTAGAGGGTCTCCTGATTCTCATGTAGTCAAGGAAATCATGCCGGGTGCGCCTGTTGTTAGTGTGACATTGGGTGGTCCGGGTCAAGGTGCCGTGAATACAAAACCTACGTGGGACCCAAGCCCTCTTGCCCGATTAGGTTGGAATACACGTCGTGATTGTGGTGTTGTGATAAGCGACATTAGTGGTGCCCCCTCCCCCGGTATTACTGTTTATCCTCTCAATAATGATGCCACTGACCTTGCAAGTTGGGGGACATATTGTTTCCCAACACGAGGTCGTGTTTACACTAGTAGTGGGGCATCGGCCTATTATAGTGCGAAAACAGGCACTGCCTTTACTATGGGTGCCAGTGAGGCGATTGGTAATTACATAGATGAGGATGGTAAAGATTACGCTACATTTGACTTGTGGTTTGCTGCTGTAGGTCTTACAGTTGGAGATTATTTATTCATAGATAAAGACTTCAATGAGGACAGTGTTTGTGGTGATGGGACCACAATCAATGACCGTCTTTTCCAAAACCAATCAGGTGTGAACCATGATTATCAATTAGGGACACAATATGCTTCTACTCGTGCATTGGCAGAAATACCTCTTTTCCCTAATCTTTTCTTCGATAATGTAGACCAAGGTATCTTCCCCGGTCCTGATAATTCTCTAAAATTGACAATAGATGCTACACACACCGCACATACGTGGGCCCCTAATCCTGTAGGTCCTCGTTGTTTTGATATTGACCCCAGTGACCCAGAAGTGCTTAATTCACACTCTATTGCTTATTTGAAAGGTGAAGCGATAAAGGCCAGCAGAGTAACAAAAATTGTTGAATCGGGCTCTAATACTATTGATATTTATGTAGACAACCCTGATATTTTTGTGGGCTCTATTGAAGGTGAAGCAGTAGATATTGCAGGACGAGACTTTGCTTTACGTGTTCATAGGGCCTTTTTACCAGATGGTGAATCAGTTCTATACCAAAGTGTACATAGTGATGGTTACTTAGTAGTGCCAGATGCTTGGAGTACCTTTGCCTTTAGTCGTAATTTCATAAGTCGTGCTCTTGGGTCTGCTATTTTCCCCGCTCCTTCACGATATGAAGAGGCTTTGATACCATTGCGTGACCATCCGATTATTGATAGCGTGGCATTAGAAGTGCGCAAACAATACTACTATGACCGCTCAAATGTACAAACTCAAGGTGGAAATGTCGATTATGGTTTGCGTCAATATGTCAGTGCTGTTGAATTCCGTGCCGGTCCTCGTACTAATCCTCACTTACCACATGTGAAGGTAAAGAGGGGGACTGCAAAGGTAGTAACATTCACTAGTGGTACACTTGTTGTAGAGGACGCCTCTGAATTACCTACAGGACACGCTGAAAGTGACTATAGTGGGTATCAGTTTGAATTGATAGAAGAAGATGGAGGAACTGCCACATATGGGCAAGGGGACATTAGCGGTAATGTAATCACTACTGCCAATGAAAGTGGCTTTTCTCCAAGTGCTGGGGACATTATTACCGTCAATCGTTTTTACTATGTATTGGCGGCCACGGGCGTTTTAGTCAACAATGGTTCAGGATATGCTGCTGGTGTATATGGTTCCATCACAGTGGATACAGTTGACGCCACTACACAATTTAGTGTAGGGGATGTGGTATGTGATTCTGATGGAAATGAAGTTTTGACTGTGACCGCTGTGGCTTCTACAACTATTACTTTCCATGGAGCCACAGCACATGCATTAGCGGACGATGAGCAATTATATCGACGTAAATACCCTGTTGACATAGAAGATGTTGCTCTCAATAAGAAATGGCTTAATCCATATTCGCCCGGTGGTCTGCGTGATGGTGACACTGTATGGATGAATATGCATTACACAAACCCTCATGCTGTAGAAGGATTGTTTGCGAAGAGCCGAGGGGTGTATAATGAGACTAAGGTTTCAAAACATTTCAATGGAGGGGAAGGGGTCACCACTGCCCGTCCAAGAGATAGTATTCCAATGGAGAATTTCTTGATTGGTGACACTTGTTTAGAAACCGCACAAAATTTTGTTCAACATGTCAATAAAACAATTGAACTCAATTGGACGACTTTGGGCCGCACCGACACTGTTCC